AAAACTGATTACCGCCTGCATTGGGCGTAAGATATGAAAGCCACGCCGTTTCTAAATCATCAAGTGCGGGAATTTTACATCTCACTTTGTGTTTTGTACTGTCCACATCACTTATAATGCCTTCTTGATAGGTAGCAGTGAAATTATGGGTTTGCATTGTGTTTCTCCATTGATTGTGTCACGAGGTCATCAGCAATAAATTCAAGCAACCTCACGTCTATTGTTGTTGTGTAGCCTTGATTGCGATAAATCGTATGGCGTGATGATTTAATCAAATATTTCCCTGAAAACACACCTAGATTGCGTAATAAAATGGTATTGCCTGCAACTAATTTAGGGTTGCCCCAAAGTTTAATCGTACCAGATTGCTGGTCGTCATTTTGTTCTGCAAGTGCTGCCTCACCTCTTGCATCAATTTGTTCTTGGCTCTCACCTCGTGTCACAATTTGCAAGCTATCTTCACTAGATTTCGCTGCTTGGGCAACATCTTCACGTTTTGCTTTTGCCTTTTTACTTTTTTTTAATCACTTTTTTACCATTCGCATCATAACCACTAATATTCACTTCTTTGGCTGTTGTGCTAATACGGTCACGAAGACTAATGCTGATAGTGTCTTGTTCTTCAATAGTGAGAACAGAATCACTTTCTCCCAATTTTTCTTTTGCTGTAAAGACAAGCTGATCATTTACTACCTTAAAACTGTGATGGTATTCACGTCCAAGACGTGCCAAAAACTCTAAATCACGCTCCTGATATTGTGTTATGCGAGCAATGGGAATATGTTTTATCTCACCCACCACTTTTAATTTTAAAACGTTTTGCTACAACGGCAATGACTTGTGCAAGGGTTGTGTGTTCATAGGCTTTGGGTTTGAGCGTACGCTGATTTTTAGACACCCCTGCACTTAATGCACGCAATGTAATGTTAGAAGGGCGGTATTGGTATTCGACTTCATCAATTTCAAATGCACCGATATCAACAAGTTGTTCACCTTTATAGCCAATCGCCCCTTTGAGCTTATCGCCCTGTGTGGGGAACCATGCACGGATCCATTTTCCGCTAATATCTTCAAATTGCACCACAAGTTCATCACTTTGACCTTCTAAATAATCCGTATAACTTAATTCAATTAAGTGCGGCTCAATGTCTGCGGTAATATTTGTTTTTTCATAAAACAGTGAAAAATCAGGTTGGGCAATATTACTCATTATCTCCCCTTAACCATGGCGGCATATCTTCATTATTCGTAGGTTTCACTTGCAACACGGGAATAAATACGGTTACTCCAGTAGGTAATACTTCGTAAAAACTGATATGCGGATTAGCGTCAATAATACGAGAATACTCTAGCGCATCACCGTAATAATGATATGCAAGGTTATCCCAGCGTTCGCCTTGTTTAACGATGTGTTTAAGCACGGTCTGTGTCATGATTTACCTCATCATCATTGCGTAACACAATCCAAGCAGTCATTTCAGCCACTCTAGGTGCTAAGAAATCAAAGCTTTCTGTAACCTCAGACATGGTTCTATTTGCAGAGGGAAACCACTCTGACCAATCTGAACCGTTCGAGCCTTGCTGGAAATCAGATTGAATTGCCATTAGACCACTTTGTATTTCAGCCACCTCTTGACTGAACTCACTGACAACAGGTAATACTGAGCGCACGCCATTAAATAATTCACTCATTCCTGTTAGCTCACCGAAGCTACCCAGTGCACCATCAAGATTACCTAACACACTGGGTAAATAAGCTAACGCAGCAGCAGGGTCTTGTGAAAATTGTTTCATAATTGCAATGGTATTTTGCACCTCATCAACAATGCGTTTACCTTGGTTATAAAGATCAATCCCTTTTGCTAAGGCTTCTTTTGCTGCATTCATTCCTGCAAAAAATTCTGGTGGTAGTATCGAACCTAATAATGAGCCTTTGCCAATATTTAATGCCGCACCCAATAAATTATTTTTTAATTCACCAACATATTCTTTTAAGCTAATCGTTAGCTCCCGACACAGCACATTACCGTATTTATCCGTAAATAGCGTGGTTGAATGAATATCTGTGATCACAAAATTCCCTTTAAATTTGCCACGTCCCCAAATGAGTGCCAAAGCATCTTGTTTCGCTTTGGCAGAGAGTAAAGATTGATAACGACGTTCAACTCCACCAATTTTGTGATGCAAGCGGACAGATAAATTTAATTCTGTTAAACCTTCGCCTATTACTTGTAAACGAGGCTTACCCTTTAACACTTGATGTTCTGCAAATCTTGCAGCTTGGATTTCTGAAAAATCAGTGACATCAATAGGTTCAAGTGCAATTGTGCCCAACATTAAATACATTAGTATGCTCTCCGTTTTTGTTGATCTAATACACGCGCAAGCATGGTTTCAAATTCTCTTAAAGAGATGTTTAACCCCTCTTTAACATCATTTAACACTTGGTTATTAGATGAACCATTTACATTAATAGTGGGATTAAAATGAATCGTCATTCCGCCATGTTGAGCTTGCTCGCTTTGTTGTTGTGCAAAAGTGGTTTGTAATGATTGATAATTGGAGTGGGGGGAAATACCTACCGCATTTACCGCATTACTCATTTCATCACTTGCTTTTTCGGCTAATCCCAAGGATTTATTAATACCAATTGCTAGTCCTTGTACTGTATTTTCACCGAACCCCATAAATACACGGCTCGGGGAGTGAATACCGAGCTTTTCCGCAAACCAGTCTTTGACGCTTGTTCCAAGCTCCGTGACTGTTTCTTTTGCACTATCCCAAGCATTGCCGATTCCGTTCACCAATCCATCAATGATATTTTTTACCAAAGTTAGTGAACTCGGCAGGAAGTTCAACGCTAAAATAATTTAATACTGAACTAAAAATAGATTGGAATAACGACAGTGGATTAAATGCAAGAATAATGTTACCTAGCTCTGTAAAGTTACCATTAAACAATCCGTTAATACTTTCCCATAAGCCTGTAAACCAGTTTGTCACGCCATCCCAAACAGCAGACCAAATACCTTGCACATCATTCCAGATATTAGTCACAAATTGACAAACATTATCAAAAATGACCGTAACTTCTGCCCAAAGCGTGGTGAAAAATGCTGAGATAGGTTCCCAATACTCATAAATTAAGAACGCACCAACTGCAATCCCCGTAATCAACAAACCAATTGGGTTCATCAACATGGCACGTCCCACAAACAGCATTGTTTTACCGACTAACATTAAACCTTTCACTAGAACGCCTGAAAGCAATTTACCCAAGAACAGTGCACCTTTAGCAATCAATCCAAGCGTATAACCAAATCCATAGGCAAGTTTCATCAATACTGGCGTCAAGAATTTGAATAGAGAAAATAACTTTTTACCCCCCGACCAAAATGGCAAGATTGCCATTAAGCCAAGTGACAGCACTGTTTTTAATGCAACAAATCCACCAATTGTTGCTACTAAACCACCCCCAATTTGAACAAATTGATTGACAAGTTCTGGGTTGGCATTCATCCATTCTAAAATGTTGTAAATGACAGGTTTTAATTTATTCACTAATAAATTGATAGGCGGAAGTAACTTAGCGCCAATGGCGATACCAATTTCATTAAAGCTATTTTTCAAAAGCTGAAGATTGTTTTCAGTCGTTGCACTTCGGTTCTCAAATTCACGCTGCATAGAGCCCATGTATTTGAGATTGCCGTTTTCATCACGTTCTTCGAGTAACCCAAGCTGTCTGTTATATTCCGCTGTATTTTGAGCAAGCAACATAATGTCATCAGCGTATTGTTTACCAAACATCTTAGCTAAGATTGGGTACTGTTTATCTTTTGGGAGTTTTTTTACGCGTGCAATAAAGTCAGAAATTGCCCCTTGTGCGTCCTTATTCATTGCTTTAGCAAATGATTTTGGTGTAAGTCCAAGCATTTGTAACTCTTTAGCATGCTTACCAGCTTTAAGCTCTGCAAATGCCGAACTCATGCCTTTAATCGCTTGTGCCGCAACTTCGGGCGCTTTACCCATGGACAGGAATGTTGAACCTAATGCAGCCGCTTGGTTTTCTGTCAAGCCTAACATTCTAGTATCAGAACCCGCCCGCGCAATGACATTGACAATATCAGCAGCCTTTGCGTTAGCGTTATCTGATAGATGGTTTATCGCATCACCAAATTTTGCCATTTCACTAATCGGCTTGCCTAATACGTTCGCCATAGTTGCCATCGCAGTACCTGCATCACCTGCTGCCATATCGAATGCCACTCCCATTTTTGCGGCATCTTCGGCATAACCAAGTAAATGCTCTCTAGCAATACCCGCTTGACCACCTGCAGCAACAATAGCAGCAATCTCTTCACTTGCCATCGGGATAGTGCGTGTGAGCCTAAGGATATCTTGCTCCATCTCTTTGAATTGAGCAGGACTATCAAAATTCACTACCTTTTTAACATCCGCCATTGCACTTTCAAATTTAATTGCAGGTTGTGCTATAGCAAGCATGGATGTTGTTGCGGCAGTACCCATAGAAATTAACGAGCTAGTCCCAAGTGCAACATTTTTACCCAAGCCTAGCATACGGCTCCCAACGCTTTGACTTTCATCTTTAAAAAGCTTCAGGCTATTTCTTAAATTCTTAATTCCCGCTATCGCACCACCGACGGATGCACCGATAACTAAAGATATTGCTAAATTTGAAGACATCGTTTATATTTCTCTCATTACTAAGGGGGTAGATATGAAAACCACTACTAGCTTTGATTTTTTAGAAAGCCTCATTGTATTGAGCTGTGTCGTAGGCTTTGGCTATACCCTGTATTCATTTTTAACTTTTGCAGCATCACAACTGGATTTTATGCAAATTATTTTTGCTGTTTTTATCTGGGTTATTGCTTGGCAAATAATCGGTGCTGTTTTATTTTTTGCCTATCGGCTAGGTTCAGGACGCTTGTTTTCAAAAGCGAACAAATAAAGTAATAAAGCCACGTTATAGCGTGGCTTTACTGTATCCTGCTTTAATTTGGCGGTTAGCTTGTTCTAGCCAAGTTGATAATTCATCTAATGTCATTTGTTCAATTTCACTAACATTCCAACCAAACCACCACGCAACATCAGCAACCATAGCATTGAGCTGTTCAATATTTACTTTCCCTTTTGCATATCCGCTAACGCTGCTTGGACTTTGGCATAATCCGCAATATCCATGGCATCAAAATCCTCAGGTACCAGCCCTGTGAGAAGTGATAGCATATAGATTTCTTTATCTGCATCAGTGCCTTTAAAATTACTCATCTGTTTAATATCCGCCACTTTTGCACGGCGAATCTTTAATTCGGTAATATCTTTACCCTCCCCGTCTTTAATCGGAAATTGGAGTGGAATACTGCGATAAATTTGGATTTGATTAGAAAGAGACATAAAAAAACTCCTTAATGGTTCATTGTTTAACTTCATTAAGGAGTTTAATTAAATGTGATTTAAAGTGCTTTTAAAGCGCTTTAAAGATTTTTAACTACTGCCCAATATTCGTGCGGTATTTTTGCAATACATCTTGCCCGTTTACACGCAAGATATTGGCAAAGGCATCATAGAAGAAGATCTCCTTACCGCCAACAGTTTGCTTAATGGAATGCACTTGGAAAGTATCGCCGTGTTCGGTTGCTTCCTTGTTTTTGAGGCTTCCCCCTGTGGTTTTACTAAAGCTCACATTCATAATGGTAACCATAGGTTCTTCTGCCACCAAACCACGAGCATCGAATACCTGTAGATTAGAACGTGCCATTAGCTGTACATTTTTCATTGGGTTGTAAGCTTTGGCTCGCACTTCAGGATAAAAACTATCCCATGTTACTTCGCCTTCTAAAGCTGCGATACCCGCAGGCAGTTTAATGGTACCTACTAAACCTAAGCCCTTATGTTCAATTTGCTCAAATTCAATATCTGGCAATTTAAACTCTTTTGCTTTGCCAAGTAATGAGTTTCCGTCCATATACACATTGGCATTGACAATCTGATTAATTGCTACGCTCATTTATTACTCCTTATTTCTGTGAAACCAAATTAACTAGGTATTTACGTGTCATTACTGACGTGTTGGTAATACGTTCTGCAGGCAATTTAGGTGTGTAATCGTATTTAATCGGTACTTGCCCTTTGCTGAAGGCGTCCACTAAATCATAGTCATAATCTAGCCCCAAGCTGTAACCTACAATTGATGGCAGTGCTCGCAAATAGGTGTCAACGGTTTCAGTAAGGCTATCAATTAATGCGTCATCAATTGGGCGGTCAATATATTGCAATTCGACCATACGAATACTTTCATCAATTAAGTCACCCGTGCGGAGTGCGGTTTCAAAATTGATAATATGCGTGACGGTTGGGTAATTTGATGAGCGGTTACCCCAAAGTCGGAAACCAGTGCCAAAACTGTTGAAAATGGTGGTGATGCCCACCGCATTTAAACGGTTCGTTTCAGATTGGATATCATCAACACGTGCAGTCAATGGTAATTCCATACCGATTACACCGAGTAATTGGTGGTTTGAGGTACTATGCCAATAGCCTTTTTCCACATCGACTTTCATACGAAGCCCTGCCGCGTGAACAGCTAAGCTTTCTAATTGATTACTTGAACCTAATGCATACGGGAAAAAATGGCGTACACGTTCAGTGGAATCTTTTGCATTAATCGTGCCTTGCGGACCACGCCCCTGAATAGCCTTAGAAAGACTCGTTCCTTTAGGTAACTGCACATAAGCCACTGCTTTTAATTGTTCTGCCAGTGTACCAAGTGCAGAAGCACAACTCGCTGTTTTATCAAACTCAGGACAAATCAGGATTTTTGCATCCGCGCCATACAAGTTGAAACCATCGCGCAACAATTCAAAGCCTTTACGTTTACCTGTTGAACTTTCAATGCCACCCTTGATATCTTCTTCAGTGACTTTGCTTGGGTCAGCGTAGGTATAAGTCGCAGTCAATGATGCCTTGCTCATTTTTAAACGAATTTCGCCCGTTTGCATATCTACCCAATAATCTTCATTTAAGGTTAATGGTGTGCTATTGGACTTTAATGTTAGGCTTAATAAGCCTTGTTTTTGCGTATATGCAAGTAACGTGGTTTCATCCAGCGTAATACTTTCATCTTGAATTTCGCTTTTGTGTTTTGATACATCTAAGACGTTCACAACATAAACCTGACCTGCTGCATAACGAGCAAGTACATCAAATGCATCAGGTAATGTGAAACCTTGATTTAAAATCGTACCAAATTTAGCAAAGTCTTTCTTAGTTTGACACAGTGTTAACTCATTAAGTGGACCTATTGGTGCTGTGCCGACAATGCCAATAATTGCACCATCAACTGTTTCGACTGCAACGGAACCAACTGTAACACGCTTGGTTTCTGTGCCGTGATGAAATGCCATATAATTCTCCTATGATTTAGGTTTTAAAATGGGGTTAAGCGGATCACTTGGCTTGCGAGAATAGACGGTTGCCAATTTAGGTAAATCCACTGTTTTTGTTTGTTCAACTTGCCACGTTT